ACCGCCGTTGCTTGGTTTGCTTGCCTCTGTTTGTTCGCGGGCCGATAGTCGAGCCTCGCCTATTTGCTTAGACCGTGGCCCCATAACTGAGGTTGGCGTTTCACGTGGACTGTCCAGCACGGGGGTTGGTCGCGCAATGCTTACTACTTGCCGGCGGTCGTCGTCTGCGCCTTGCTGACGTCCTAAAACCTCGTTACTGCTAGCAATTGACTTGTCTATGCCAAAACCCATGTAGCCCAATGCGCGCCCCAAAACGCTGGTGGCTCCATTAGCCTGCTCAGAGTTTTTAGTAAACGTGGTCTTGCCCGGGTATGGCTCAAAAATGTAGGCGGTTACGGGTATTGGGTCGTCGGGGTCACGGCTTACCGTTACCGAACACTCAATAAACAACTGGTCACCAACTTGGGTTATCTCTGGTCGGTGCTCGACGATGCGCAGCTGCGGAAATGTGGCTAACGCTTGCTTGAGACGTGTCTTTACGTCTACGTACTCGGAAAGGTCAAAAGCCATTACTCGTACCTGCCGCTTTCGTCATAGTTTTGTATCCAGTCGGCGGCCCACAAAGTAACCAGCGTGAACACTGCCATAACACCAACAAATGCAAAAACGCCTGCAATAGTTCTCATTTTGCACCGCGCAATGCGTTGTCTATAGCAATGAGTAGTTGGTCGGTTTCGCCACTAAGTTGCGTATGGCCTAGGTCGTGTAGTTCTTGCACAATGTCGTCTAGACGGTCAATGATGCTCTGCTTTTTAGGCTCAAGACTGCTGGGGTGTTCTAGCCGGCCGATGGCTTGGCGTAAGTCTTCGCATAGTTTCGGGTCGTCCATTGCGTAGCTGTAAGCGTGAGCGCGCAGGTTACGTACCAGCACGTCGGTTGCCTTGGGTCGAGTGTTCGCCCATAGGTTGGCTAGTGCTTGGTCTAGATGGTCAGTCGGGTTTACCATTGTTGTCTCTTTTCTAGTCGGGTTGAAAATAACTAACGGGTGTACGGTACCACAATTTTTGGCTTGGTGTTAACTTTCCAAGGTTCCCAACCGTGGCGCTTAAACAATGCCAATGAGGCTTTAAGGTTTTTGCGGGGTGACCATAGTTCGGTCATGTGTTTGCGGACTATCCCAGACTCGACAAGAAACCGTTTGTTACTGCCGTTAATTTGCATTATCCCGTAGGAACCAAACGGGTCGCGAGAGTTAAGCGCCCGTGCGAAGCCTTTAGACTCGCGCAAACATATTTGCATAAGCCGTGGCAAGTCTTTTTTCTGCCAGCCCACCTCTAGCGCCAATGGTTTGTAGCGGTTGCAGTTTGGTTCCACTGCCGCTTGGGTTTGTGTGGCCGGCACCAGTAGTGCAGCTGCGGCGAGTACGCCAAGTAGTCGTTTCATAGTTTCTACCTTCCGTCGGGATAAGTAAAAACCTTAATGGGCTTATTGAGACTTTGCGCGCCTTTGCGTTAAAAGCCTTATGCTGTAACGGTTTTGGCGGGCGGTGTTGGTGGCGGTACGCTTTTCCATGCCTTTACAAACGCTTGTGGGTCATCGGCCATGGCGGGTGTTAACTCGACGTGTAACCACAAACCACCACCAGAGCCACCATTTGCGGTTTCTGTCCAGTCTTTCCAACCGGGCTTACCGTCACGGTTACAACGCCAGCCGCGGCCCCATTTCTCGCAACCTTTTTTTGTCGTGCCGGCGTAGTCGTGTACTTCTTCAATGCCTAAAACCTTGTAGTTCGCTACCAACCAGTTAGCCCACAAAGCGGCTGTTGCCTTGTCTTTGTAGCCAATGTCGGCTGCACGGCCTGTGGCGTGCACGCTGAGGCGGTCACTGCCGCGCATGTTTCTTACGGCCCAAGTGCCTAGGTTTGTGAAGCCTTTTTTCTTAATAATGTCTACAAACTTTTCGGTGCCGGGGCGTTTGCCTAAGGCCGCGCCATCGGTGGTGCCGGTGTATTTCATGGCCGGCTAATCATGTCGGCAATGCGTGTCAAGAGTTTTGCAGCTGCTTCGCGCACAATTTTGAGTAGGCCTTTTTTGTCGTCGTTGTTCATGGGTTTTGTCTTTCGGTTAGTTTGACGAGTCAAGTACGCGCAAATCCTCGGTAGCGGACTCGACTAGTGCGTAGACGGTTTCGCCGGCTGGTATGTACAGCTTTAATGGGACTGCGCCTTTTTCGGTTGTGGTGCCGTCGGCGGTGGTGACTGTTTCGCCGCCTAGGTAAACGATGCCGTTACCGATGACGTGTATGTATATGGCGCGGTAGTTGTTGCGTATTGGGGCTATTGCTTGGGGTGTGGTGGTGATGGTGTACTTGGTGCTTTTCACTCTGGTTTGTCTTTCGGTTTGTCTTTTAGGCCGTTTGCGCTGAGTAGGCCAGCGAGTGAGCCGGTAAGAAATAACAACAATGGTTGCAATGTGGCCCACGCCGACTTGTCATTATCGCTTACTTCGAGCGGCTGGGTCACGAATGCAAGATTGTATAAAAGGAAGCATGTCGCAAAAACAAATGTGAATGACAACGCGCAACCAACTACAAAAATTAAGCGCGCTTTTATTTGTTCATTGGTCATTCGTTCTTCACGACGCGGCGGCGGAATTAAAGGCATTTGTCTGCCAGTATTCGAGTACTGCCAAGGCTGGCGGTATCAACAGTTATTGTCGTTTCGGCGCGCAACGCCTTATTTTTGGTGCGTACCTCTGGGCAGTTGACGCGCTCGCGGTCTCCGCAAGCAACAAGGATTGACGCAAACAAAAGCGCCACAAAACTAACTCGCCAAATCATTGCGGGGCCTCTGGAAAGTCTGCGGTCTCGTCTCGTTCCCATGTTGCTGGGAAGTCGCGCAACGCTTGACGGTATGCAGCCCACGCGGTCTTGTCTGTTGGCGCGTCGGGGGCCATAGCCCAATCAGAATTGACAAGCATTGAGTTTCTTGTTGAGCGCATAGCATCAGACGGCAACGCAAATGTTGAAGTTTGTTCTGTTTTGTCGGTCATACGTCGCTAATCCTTGCTACTTCCATTCGCGTACGGCTTGTGGCTGCTGACTGCAACGCAAGCGTTCCGCCTGAGTTTTGAAATACTCCTAGTTGTATGTAATCGTTAACTGCACAAGTAATTTGTGCAGCGATGCTGTATTCTGTTGGGCCACTAGCCCAACCGCCACCGCGCCTATTCCCCCAACGTGTACCGCTAGAACCGTTTTTTTGTATCCAAGAAATGCGTTCGCCTGTTGAGTTTGATGGCCAACATATCGTTGCAGTCACCACATATATCCCAGCCGTTTTAATGGTTAAACGATTAGGTGTCCCAGCTGCAAACATTGTGTTGTTGTCGTATTCTGCCGCTGACCAACTAACTACGGCGTCAGTTGAGTTTGCAATGTTTGAGTTTGATGTTAAAGATACGGCAGCGGCATTGTCAAAATTGTTTAGATACGTGTTTGTGTCTGCCGCGGTTAACAGTTCGCCAGTGGTGAATGTTTTTATAGCCATTAGTACCCCAGTCTATTAAAATCAAGTGTGCCAAAAGTGGCATTGTCAAGGATTAGGTAAGCGTTTTGGTCTACTGGTGATACGTAGTACGTGTATCGAGCCTCACCGGGTACCGCGCTAAACGCTGCGCCTTCAATAATGCACTGGTAGGTAGTGCCACGGAAAGCCACGCTTACTTGCGCGCCAACACAAGTGCCTATTTCTAGAGAACCGGCGCCAGTGGATAGGTTCCAGAGCTTGAAAGAGTTTTGAGCGTTGGCTAAGCAGGAAAAAGACGAAATAGCCAATGGCGCTGCGGTGAAGTTATTAAGCAGATAGTTAGCGTAGTCGGTGGCTTGTGACGTGGACGCGTTAAGAGTGTTGACCGTGTATGTGCGAAATGGCTTAACGCCTGTCTGCACGGTCTGAGCTGCGAAAGACTCCGGGTCTACAGTTACTTGGCTATAAAAGTTGTCGGCGTAACTAGCAAATTCAATGTTGTCGTACACTTGAAAACTGGCGTTGTTTGTGGTGTCGCTAAAGTTGATGTTTGCTACTTGTGCACCAAATGGGGAAAACAAAGAAACGCCGTTAAACGCCTCGCGCATACGTCCATTGGTTGTTATGCACGCGCTATTAATCCAGTCTCCCCAAGTGCCGCTTACTGTTGTTGCCGCCATGGCTGGCCCCGTGCCGCTGCTCGAATAGTTGATAGTAAGCCCGCTGGCCGTGGTTGCCGCTGCGGTTTGCGCCGAAATCGTGCCGGCTGCCATGGCGTAATTTTCGCCGCTAGCTCTACCGCAGCGCGCTAAATAGCCTTCGAGACTAATTATGAGATAGTCGGCGTTGCCCGTAGAGCCAACGTACGGTATGCCGTAAGTAAATTGGACGTTAGAAATGTTGGCCGAAAATTGGCTGCGATATATACCGCCGTCGTCCCATGTGACTTTGACAGTTGAACCGGGCTTAATAACCGAGTTAGGCGCTGTCGGTTGGCGCACAACAATAGTGCCGCTCAGGCTTGAATACTGGTCTAACTGTCGTTCGCGGCCAGTCTTAAAGTTAATGCTTTGTACGTTGCTCAACGTGATAGCCGGCGTACCAGACGCGCCTTCTACGTCAACAACAAAACTTTGTACGGCCATTAGTACGCGTTACTTACTCGAATAGGCACGCTGCCGTTTGTGCGCATGTAGGCACGTAACGCGCTTACTACTGCGTTCGGGTCGCCGCCTTGAACGTTAATAGTCACATTGCTAGTGGTCACGCGGCTGCCGTCCATATTGGGGCTGGCGTTAATGCTGCCAAGTACGCCACCAAACGGGTTGCTAGTCAATGTCGGGGTGCCGCCTTGCTCGACGGTGCCAATGTTGGTGCCAAACTGTGCGGCAATAGCCGCCACACTTTGCGGGTCTACCGCAAACTTAAGCAAAAACTCGGTGTTTTCAATAACGCTATTAACGCCATCTACTATTGCTTGGGCTTGGTCAATACCCGACTGGTACCATTTGTCTGCCGTCAATTTGGCGATACGGTCGGCCGCTGCGTTAATTGTCGTAGAAATACCTACCAGACGGTTTATGGACGCTTTACCGCCAGCAAGTAAACCGTTAATAATCTCTAGACCAACGTCTGCGCCGGCGCTAAGTATTTGTTGCAGTAGTGCGGGGTCATCTAGCCCGGCTTCTATAAGTTTTTCTATGCCAATAGCAAGTTTGCTGGCTTTGTCGGCTTGCTCGTCGAGTACACCAAAAAAGGTTTTTGCGCCTTCGCTGTCGGCGGCTGTCGTCCATGCTTCACCAACATTGAATATGCCGCTTACTACGTCTCGGGTTGCGTTGTAGAAGTTGTTGTAGGTGTCGGTGGCCTTGGTTAACTGGTCATTGGCGCGCATGAGCGCGGGGCTGAACTGGTCTTTAACTGTCTGTACTGCGTCGTCGTATGCCTCTTTGAGTGCGCGTACCGACTCTGTGTGTTTGGCGTTTGCAGCTGCGGCGCGCTTAGCGGCTTCGCTGGCCTTGTTGGTGCTGGCAGTGCTCTTAGCAATTTCGGCGTTGGCTAGGCGTTGTTGCTCAATGTCTACGGCTTTTTGATAGTTGGCGCGTTTCTGGTCTTGGTCAAGTTGCAGAATGGTTTCTGACCATGCGCGGGTGTTGGCGTAAGCAAGCGCCAAACCTTCATTGGTTTTGTCTAAATCGGTTTGTAGTTTGCCTAGACGGAAACTGTTACCCGTTATGGCGCTACCCAAGTTGATGACGCTCGACCCGAAGTTAGCAACGTTGAAACCTACCTGCTTAAGTTTGGCACCAAAACCGTCGGTTTCTTTAGTGTTCTTTTGTAGAACGTCTAAGACTGCTTGTGCCGGGTCAACAAAACGACGTAGACGGCTACCAAGTTCTCCTATTACGCCGCCTAGACCGCGCTCGTCCATAATTGTTACGAGCTTGTCTACCTCGTCTAACAGTCGGCCGAGGATAGGTAGTACGCGGTAACCGATGCTTTCCACCATCTCGTCAAAACGTATTTTAAGTATCTGCAAACGCCCGGCATATGTGTTGGCGTTGGCTGCGGCCGCGCCACCAAACTGTGCGGTAAGTGCCTCTTGTGCTGCCTTAAAGTCTTTAGTTTTAATTATGTTCTCGTCGAGCGGTACACCCAACTTTTTTAGTGCCGTGAAGTTGCCGTCGTAAGCCTTGCCAATAGCGGTGCTGACTGCGCTTAAATCCTTGCCCGTGGCTATAGACGCGTCTACGGAAAGGTTTAGTAGTTCTTGTGCCTTGGCTGCATCACCAGTAAACCGCACTAAACCAGCAAGCGCGGGACGTAACTCGTCATCGGCTACACCGCTCGCCAATTGTGTCTGGTCAACAAAGTCGGCCATAGAGTCGGCAAGTGCTTGGTTAGGCCCAAGCGTGGCGCGCAGCTGCGTTTCTAAAAGTTTGGTGCTTTGCTCATCAGCAATAGCGGCCTTGGCGGCCATAGCCAAACCGCCAGCCAACGCGGTAACTGCGCCAGCGGCGGGCACCATAGCGTTTTTGAGTAGAAACCCGCTTTTGGCACCGAAACCTTGCAAGCTCTGAAACTCTTTTTTGGCTTTGTCAAAACCAGCCGAGTTAAGGCTTGAGATAATCGGAATGTTAATTGCCATGGTTAGCGCGTCCTAGTCGTAACAAGATTACGGTTAACAATAGTCATAACTTGAGCAACTATCTTGCCTACCTCGTCCTCGACGGCTGGGAGCACGCTCATGGCTGCGGGTTCCAGAGCGCGGGGCGCTGTACGTGGGCCGACGGTCTCGCCTTCAGCAATAAGGTTGGTCACAAACTGGCCGCCACCTCTGATGCCTGCGTGATCCCAGATTGCGCCGGCAACGTCCTTTTGCCGTAGAACCAACAACTGGTATTGCGTCGCCTTAAAGTCGGCTGTACGGCCGTTAGAGAACGTCACAGTGCGGGCACGGCTACCACGTTTGCCAACCACCGAGCGAATGCCAGCCACGACACGGGCGCGTGACCAACCCGTGCCGTCGCGGCCTTTAATCATGTTGCCATTAGTCATACGCGACAACGGGGTAGCGGTCGGGATAAACGAGCGCGCAGCTGTAACAAGTCGAGTACCCGCGCCGCGCTGAATGTCCTTAGTTATCTGCCGGCGTAGAGTGCGGTCTACCTTGTTGATTTCCGCTAAAGCCTCTTGGATACCGTGAACTTGATAAGACGCGCTAACGGGCATTTTGTTTACGCTGCCTTTCGAGTACATCTATAACGGTGGCTAAGTCTGCTAGGTCAAAGTCTATAGCGGGTGGCCACCACCCCGTGTGCAATAAAAGCTCTGCTAGTTGTCGCCGGACGCTGCCGGCACGGTAAAAGTTTCTGGCTCACCGTCTACTACTTCTAGGTTCTCAATGCTGTTTATGAACTGGTCGAGCGTTGCCGGCACGATGACGCCAGCGCGTTGGCTGGCCTCGTACGCCATATAGGCGAGGTCTTCCATGCCTACACCGCTGCCTAGGTCACTGGCGCGACGCTTAAAACGTCGTTCCCATGCGACAATGACCGCAAGGCTGGTGGTTACCTCGTAGGCATCTTCGTTTGTGCGTTGTACTTTTAGCCGTAATTGCATGTCGGGCTACCTTTCGGGTTGGTTGTTATCAGGTTACGTCTACGGTTAAGACCCCGCCGCGCACGACGATGTCCATGGTGGCCAAGGTGCCTAAAGAAGCATTCATGACCGGAAGCGTTTCTAAATAACCGCCCGATAAAACGAAACCCGGATTGGTCGAGGTGTATGTACCGGGTGTCATTGGCGCAGCTGGTGAAACCGTAATAGTCGCAATTTGTGTGCCTACCAATGTTGACAAGGTAATCCAAGACTCGGACGCTGCATAACTCGCATACATCGTGATGGTGAGCTCGTTATTTTGCAGGCCAGCGGTATAAACGCGAGCAGAGCCACCAAAAGCAGTGGACTCTAAAGCCTCAAGTGTCTGATTAAGTTGCACGCTTGTGCACTGGTCTGACAAGTCAACCGCGCCGAAAAGCACGTTTGGATTTGATAGGTAAGTACTTGTTGCCATGGGGTTTACTCCTCGGGTGTTTCTTCTGCTTCTGTTTTAGCAGATTTTGCGGGCTTAGTGTGTGATTTCTCGACAATGAAACCG